TGTAAAAAGTGGCAACATTATATACAGAATCTTCTAGGGCATCATTAGAAACCATAACTTCTGTGTCACTTTCTATAGATACAATTTTTGTATCCGAAGAGAAAGCACGTCCAGAACTTACATACATTCCAATTGCTAACCTATCGGTATCTTCGACAGTTATAATATTTGAACCTTGAGTATATGAAACATTACTCTCAATAATATCCCAATTTCTAATAGAAAGCGAAGATAGCTTAGTTGCATATTTGATAATGTCTAAAGTTTCTGATTTTGTTTTTATTGCAAATTTATATTTTTTGCTATTTTTGAAACTATTTGCATAATCTACAGTCTTAGAGTTTCCTCCAAATCTTATATCATGGTTGTAAGCATCGATAAAATATCCAACTGCTTCTTTGTAACCTTCCAGTCTGGTATTCCATGGGAGATCTGGATAAGTGTCTCTTCCATAACCAATAGATTCTTCTACAATAAATTGCTTATTTCTTTCTATTTGATTAGATGCATCCAACCATCTTCCATTTCTTTGGAAGATATTTCGTATCTTTCTTAGATATCTATTGTTATATTCGCTTTCTCTAAAGTAGAAACACTTACCGTAGAAAGTAACACCATTATATGTGGTAACATCACTAGAAGTATTTCCTGTCAGTTCTCCTCCAGGACCCAAAGGTGGTTGAGAGAAAATAATTTTATCATCTTCTACCGTATATGCAACTCTTGGTTCCTGTAAAATTCCATCTAAAGTTACTACAAGACTTTCTTCGCTGATAGGAGTAAATGGAATTCCTTTGTCATTTAATACTTGGAATACTGTAGTTCCCTGTAGTCTTCCGTCGTTATCATAATAACCATCAAATGGTGCTGCCAAAGTGAAAGTAAATGCACGGGTTTCATTAAAATTAAATTCTGACGTAGCAGCAGATCCAACACCCTTTCTTATTCTGGTATTTTCAACTTTTTGAATTGTTTGAGTAACAGTTCTTCTTGTATTTTCTACAGTTATTTTATTGGTTTCTGGATCCCATAATTGAATTATAGAGAAAGTACTTGCAGCTTGATCTGGTCTTGCCTCTGGCATTTTGGTATCGCCAGAAGACTCAACATCAACTTGCCCGAATAATTTGAATCCAGCTGGATGAGTAGTTGATTTAATTAAGTCTCTCCATTCTTCGATGGAGGTTTTTGACTTAACGACATATGAATAATCTTGATAGAAGAAACTATCTGTTAATCTTTGATTTGATACACCAAGTCTTCCTTTGTCGGATGTGTAATATCCAAGATTATCATAAAAACTGGTAATATTAGCATTAAATTCTGTAGTGTAAATCGCCTTTACAATTCCTTCTGTTCTCGATACCTCACCTTTAAGTGTCACACCCTGGCGAATTGTTCCAATAATATCTTGAAGTTTAAGGAGGTTTGATCCGAATCTCCACTCAGAAACTTTTGCTCTTAAAACTTCAACTCCATCAATAGTCTGAGTTACAGTTTCGCCGCTCTGAAAATCTCCCGTAAAATTCTTTAGGGATACTGTGTAGTTTGTTGTATATTTTGGAGATACTGTCTTATCCAAGTGGAAAGATCCACCATTTCTAATAATCGATACACTTAGAGGAGAACCAATTGTATCACTTTCTGCATATGCTTCAACTTCACCTTCAATAATTTCAATTACGGGAGCATATGTATATCCCTTTCCAGGATTTTCGACCGTGATTGAAAAGAGTTTTCCTTCTCTTGCTACTACCTTAAATGCTGCATCAACCCCATCACCATCTACAATAACGATCTTTGGATTTACATAGTTTGATCCAAGTTCATTTATTTTTACTCCAGATATTTTATTGAGTTTTTCATCAAAGAGAACAGTAGCAGATGCTTTGAAAGATGCGTTTGGAGCACATCCAACAATAACTGGAACTTTTTTGTAATTTAATCCAGAATTTATAATGTCAACTGAGTTAATTTGTCCAACAGCAAACTGACCAGTAGTTGTGTATGTGATACTACCAGATCCATCCATCCCACAGAGGAATTGAATCTAAAGAATAAACAAATCTTGTAGGAGTTACATATGTAACTGTCTTTACTCCTTGTAATGGATCCTGAATAATTCTAAAATATGCACCATCAGAATCAACTACTCCATTTCTATCAAAATAATAGAAATTAGAGAAGTCCGTACCCACTCTATTTTCATATGTATTAGTTGCGAGTCTAGCTCCAAAACCAAATTTAATGTCCGTATAAGAACCAGAATTTCCTGGTTGAATATCAGATTCTATTTTTTCTACAGTTTCAATATTATAGTTTCTGCTTGGACTTAAATCAAAATAAACACCTGTGAGAGATGAGTGAGATGTGTCAAAAACGTATCTATAGAACTCTTGAATATTAATATTTGGATTCGGAACAAAGTTAATATTGTCCTCAGAAAATTCAAATTTATATTCGAGATTTTCTATACTCTGAATTCTTACCTGTCTGATTGGTTGACTTACATCAAAGAATGTTGTGCTTAGTTCAATCTTTTCTGCAGTTAATTTTTGTATGGAATAATCATATACAATTACTGCATTCTGTGTTTCTGGGTCATATGATTGAACATACCCAGAACCATTATTTGTGGAAATTCTATAATTTGGTGTGAAATTATATCTTGCTTTGTATAGAGATACAGTTTGACCATCGTAGTGATCAACAATACTGCTATCTTCAATTCCTCTTAATACAGTAACTCTATTGCCGTCAATAGATGTAATCTCTACAATTTCATTTCCGATCTTCAGTAGATTGCCATCCGAAAGACCAACAGTTGTTTTTAGTGGAACTACGGATGATTCTAAAGATACACCAACATGGTCAACGTAAATTGTCAATCTGGAAGAACTTAATGAACCACCAGATCTAGCTAGATCTTGATCATCTACTGTTAGATAATCTGCTTTTCTATACTTAGATCCACCAGATTGAATGACAACAGATGAAACCACACCAGATGAAGATACCGTAATCGATGCTGTGGCACCAGTACCAGATCCACCAGTAAGAGGAACATTATTGTAAACGCCTGGAGTATAATCTGCGCCACCATTTAAAATTTGAAATCTTCCGACGCCAGTATAATCAATCGTAGTGGATACTTTTGGTGTTTTAAAAGTTACAGATTGATATAATCTCTTTCTTACATAATACTCTTTAGTTTTTGTAACATCATCTGGTGATATATTAATAGTTACCTTATCACCAATTCCCAATCCATGAGGAGAATCAGTTTCAATCAAAGCAACATTTTGATTGACATCGAATGGCTCTAGATTATCACTTAATGATGTAAGTGTAATGATCTTAGATCCAGCTGTATTAAACAAATTACTGGATTGTAAGAAATAATCATCATCAACGATCCAGGTTCCAGATAGAACTTTGATAGTAACAGTATTCTGCTTATCGGTGCTTTCTAGAACTTCGGCAGTAGCAATTGGTGGGTTTAATCCATCAGTAAGACTTAAAATTGCTCCCTGTGTATATGAACTGTCTTGATCGATCAGTAATATGAAAGTTTTAATATCTGCAGAAAATGTTCCTGTATTATTAAATGTTCCAACAACATTTCTTAAAACAATTTCGTTATCATTCTGAACTGTTCCAACAATTTGACCAGAGGCACCTGAAGCTGGTTGTCTTAGAATATCATCAGAAAACAAATATGCACTTTGGATAGTTGTTAATTTTACTACCTTATCTTCCTTGCTTTCTAAGTAATTTACATTCTTTCCTTTAACAGAAGAAACAATTGACTCTACATCAAATCCTTCCGTGCCTTTGTTGTCAAAATATACCTTCGAGTTGATGGAAAAATTATCCGAAGATCCATCAATTACGACACGATCTATAGTACCAGATCTAACATCAGATACCTTAGCAATCAATCCATCGCCGTTTCCAGGCATTCCAGGAATATAATATCTTCTGGCGCTTTTTGGAATATCATTTTGGTTGATATTAGAATTGTAATTACTATCTACTGGTAATGAATAAAAATTCTCTCCAATAAAATATGGGAAAACTGGATTTTGAGATGCATCGATCGTTAAGAAGTATGCATATACGCCATTTGGATAATCTGGTGTTACGCAGAATCTTCCATTATTTTTATCCAGAGATCCACTATTATGTCTGTAGATATAGTCATTAACAAAAGATCCAAGGGGATATTTTGAAGTAGATGGTCCCTTTGCTCTAGATCCATCTAAAGTATAACTAGAAGTCATTCTAGCTATTGATGATTGTGATCCATTCTTTTAAAACTGGAAATGCTGTTGCATCTCTACCAACTGGTACAACATCGACGATAACATTTTCTTGTGTGTAAAAATTGCCACCAGAAACTTTGATGAAATCTACTATTCTTCCATCTGTATCAACAACGGAAGTATAATTTGCAAATCTTCCCTTGCCAGCATTATCTCTTATTTGAATTAATGGGGGAGATGAATAAAACTTGCCTGGATCTTCAATAATTAAGCTGGTTATTTCTCCACGAGTAACGACTGCTTCAATCTTTGCTCCATAACCAGATGTGACAACAATATCAGGTTCTCTGAGAAATACTTCAGATGTTTGAACTTCTATTCTATCAAGAACTTGACCAGACAAAAATGCTCTTGCTTTATTTGGTTTTCCATTAATTAAAACAAATGGAGGATTTACATATCCTCTACCGCGAGTATTAATCTTAATTTCTTCTAGAGTTCCATATCTAATGCTCTCGGAATCTCTAAATCCATAAATTGGAACACCATTTACAAGAATGCCAACATCTCTTTTTGGAGTTTGGTAAACTTCTGTAGTTCTGATTGATTCTTTTCTAACAATCTTAAGAAGTTTTTGATCTTGTACATCTTGCGATACTGTAGATCCATCCAAAATTTTATATGATGGATAGCTCGAACTAGCAATATAATAATACTGCTCATCCTCAAATATAGCAGAAACATCTGTTTTTACTTGATCTAATTGAGATTCTACGCCAACGTTTGTTGGAGCATAAACTGGGTCTCCTTGACTCAAAATCCAACGGAGATCGTTTGTTCCAGTCAGTACAATTTTTTGATTAGAAGTTTCAAATCCAGGATTAGAAATTTGTATTTTATCACCAGGAGATGAATACGGATTTAAAGTAGATGGAGTCAGGTTATATACAATACCAAATGTCAGTAGTTTAACTCCAGATCCTTCAATTTGAACTGGTCTGTAAACAGATGATCCTTGTGTATGATCTACTGAAATAGGTCCTCTATTTTTAATAATAAATTGAGTAGCATTTTTATCATCAAAACTGATGGTCTCTTCGCCAATTAAAATCTCACCAACATCTTCCCACCCAACTGTGGAGAAAACATTTACTCTGTCTCCAGTAGATGCAGACGAAGATAGATTACTTTCCAGTCTAGTTTTAGTAGAAATAGCAAATGTTCCATTTACAGTTTCTGGTGCCAAAACCAGATTCCAAATTCTTTCGTCATCCAGATTTCCATCTGGAAAAACATTATCGACGGTAGCAGAAGCATAATCGTACTCTTTGGTTGGAAGTTGAACGATTTTTGATCCAATAAGAGATCTTGGATCTCCAGATACAACTTTAACCTTTAGAGCATAGATATTAATCCAATCCGAATCGGATGATTTGTAAGTAAAATCTCTTGGTTTGTAGGTAGATGGTTTATTGTTTACATCTTTTGCAACAATTGTGTTGAAGATGAACTTAATTGAACTATCTGTTCCCTTTGTTTTGTAGAACTTTTGAATATTCTTGATTAAAGTTCTCTTGTCTACATCACCCTTTAGATATTTTTCTGGGAAAGATCCAAGATACTGAGTTTCGAAATTTCTTATAAAGGCATATAAGAAAAGATTACTGATGTTGAATACTTTGTGCCCAGCAACATGAGATGCTGCTGTAGTGCTTTGAAAATTTGATTCGGAATATAGATCACCTAGAGTTGTGTTTCCACTAACCCCCCTAGAACAATTTTGTAGAGTTGTGTTTGTTCTAGTAGCATAAAAAATAACTTCATCTTGAATCTTCACATATCCATTTTTTTCTGGAAATGAAGATGCATCATTCAATACAATTTCTGTATCAGTAGATGATATTCCAACAGCAAGTTGATCATACTGATTTAAGATATTTTTCTCGTAGTAATCAATATCTGCATACTTTTGGATATTGCTAATAATATCCAAAGGACCACCCTGAACTTCCTGAGCTTCATAGTACTTCTGTACAAACTTACTAAAAAGTTCATACTCAGTAGAAATAAACTCTGGGAGTTGTGACTCGATAAGAGTAGAAATTCTTTTGGTCTTAGCAGCCATTTAATTACTCTTTATATGCGATGAAACTTGAATTTGCTACGTCAACATCAAGATATACCTCTCGGAATGCCTTGATATCATTAGATAATGGTTTTACCCTAACTGATATGCGGTTATCGAAGAAACTTCCTTTAATGATTGTCAAATTGTACATCATTAACTCACCTTTTGCATAATTAATATCCCCAACTTCCCTGTCAAGGACAACTTTTTCGCCAGTTAAAGCATCTAGTCTATATAGGACAATTTTGCCATCCCTATCTTCAAGATATACGTCAAAATTAGGGTATTCGGTAACTCTAAAACCAGTTGACGAAAGAACTGGTTCATCGCAATCTGAGTCAAAAGAATTTTGGAAACAGATCTCATAATAGAAGGTTGAATTTAATTGTGGATAAAAATCCTTCCTCATCGTAACTGTGGTTAAGTTTGAAGAGATACTGCGGTCGGCGTCATCAATAACACCAACAATTTTGCTGTAGCGGAACTTCCCATTAAAACTTTCTATGTTGGAACTATCTAAGTAGTTCTGAACTGATCCAATAACTTTATCCTTTATTTGACTTGGAGTTTGATCCGTAACCAATCCATCGTAGAATATTTTGCTGCTAATCTCGACAAATAAAATTGATGGATCTATAATTACTGGTTCTACGGATGCAACAACATATTTCTTTACCTCATCGGTAATTTGCTTTTTAGTGAGGGATGTTAAGTATGATGCATCAGAAGGCTTCAATACGATGAATACTTTTCCATACTGTGGAGGGTCCTGATCTTCGCCTCCAAAGACGAGTATATCGCTAGTGGATGGATATACCCTACGGACGATTGCAGCGTAGTCCTGGGCGGTTACAGCGCGGTCCTGGGTGCCATATGCCTTAGGTGCGTTGTATCTAATCTTTTCGGTTGACTCTAACTCTTCTCCACCAGATGCCGCAACGGTGGAATTAATAGTTACATCAAAAGCAGTTGGTGATACACCATCTGAATTTTCCAGAACACCGCTAAAAACAAAAGTTCTTACGCCGTTTGATTCTGGTCCTGCGGTTCTAAGGTATGAAACTTCAACAGTTGCTCCATCTTCTAGTTTCTTACCTAAGACTCCATCACCGAATAGCAATTCATAACGACCATCTTCAATCTCTTCTACAAAGAAGATCTTAGAATTACCATCGATTCCAATAATGTTATTTGCTATCAGATATGGCTCGTTAAAGGATCCACCCGTTGGAAATACTCTAACTCTGATAGTATTTGTGTCAATATTTGTATTATCTAATACAAATCTTTGTGATTTTGAGGAAGCGTTTACGTTAAACGTGTTAATTATTTGATTTCCTTCTCTAACAGCAACATTTGTAAATATTGCTGTGTTATTTGATACTTGCGCCTTTACATCATCTAAAACAACATATTGGTAGATGGTATTATCAAAAGACGCAATAAAACCAGTTCCTTTCTTAAGAATGAGTTCTGTATCTGTAGTTGGGTTTGCGTATGTTACTGTAAACGAAACATAAGCAGTTGGCGAAGTAATTGATTTGGGTCTGTATCCTAATTGCTTCGCAATCGCCACCACGTTGTCCCTCAAGGTGGCAGAATCAATAAACAGTTCATTTACCACCATGTTGGTGTTAAACGCTGTGTAATAGGTGTTATACGCTAGGGTATCAAGAATAGTCGATAATACCGATCCATCAAAATCGTAATCAGTAAAATCAGACTGAGCCCTGAGGTATTCTCTCAGAGCAGTCTTGATGTCATTAAAATCTAGATTAGCAACCTGTATGTATGGCATTATCGAGTACGCTCTAAGAAGAATTCTACGCTTACTGGTACGTCGTCTCTGCCAACAATTCTATAGAACAGTTCAACTTCATAACCGTTATTCATCTCATCTGGTCTAACGATAATGTTTTCAATCAGAATTCTTGGTTCATATTTACTTAAAACTTCAGCAATCTCAGAGCGAACTAAACCAGCTGATGCATAATCAAGGGGTTCAAAGAGAACATTTTGTATTCCACAACCTAGTTGAGGTTGAAATGGTCTTTCACCTTTCCTAGTAAGAATCAAGGCAGTAATCGACTGTACGATAGCTGCCTTGTCCTTTACCGTGACTAAATCATCAGTAACTGGATGTTTCTTGAAAGTAACACTCAGATCTTTGAATGTCTGAAAGGTTGGCATTTAGACACAGCAATACGCTGGTATTATTTATTCACTCGTGCCAACGCTCTACAAAGTCATCAAACCCTCCAGCACCGCCACAGGGACGCTCGTAGCGGTCTTCTGGAAGGGGATATAACTCTTCCTTCTTTTTCATCTTGCTGTGTGCTTTAAGGTACTTCTCGCTGTCAGTCTCGGTGATCAGCGTCATACCTTCTTCAATAAAGTTTTTGCTTTTGTCTACGGGGTAAAGTCCCATAAAAAACCTCTCTAAAGAACTGTTTCCAGAACTTTTAGAGAGGTTGCTATCTCTATAATTATTTATCCTTTGCCTTGACCGCGATAACGCTTTTTGCGACCATTACGTGAACTTGCGCCAAGATGGGTATTTTGTGAACGTCCTTGACGTGTTTTCTTCGGAGAACCTTCGACGTAACCGCCGTTCTTGGACATGGGTGATTTTGCCATAGTGTTCAATCAATTGACAAAGATATTATAGCACATGCGTCAGAATTCGCCAAGAAACACATTTACACTTGATGAAACTATAATTGCACCCTCATTCGTAGCACTTCCAATAAATGCTATCGGTGATCCATTACACCATACTGTCGGATGTCCAGTCACTAATACATCAGAGTGTGGTGGTGGAGTTGGAATGATCGGAATGGTATGTGGAACAAATGTATTGCCAACATGATGTGCTGGGCGCCCGTTTACGATCACATTCGAAGATACTCCAGCAGGAGCTGGATTTGGAATCACAACAGGGTGAATATCATGATTGGTATAGACTCCTAATACTCCAATTGGTATTGCCATTATTCGGTCGTAAATACGTGATTTGGATTATCAATCTTGTTTATTCCTGCCTTATTTAGAAGGAACTCAATTCTCTTTGCTGGTATTCTACCGTCATATCTTACGGGTAGATAGAAGTACCATATATTGTTCGTTAAGTTGCTTCCAAGCGTCTCTAAGGCGAGTTGACCGAGTTCTGCTACACTACCAGGCAAAGGGCTCGCGTCTGGGATTACAACAGTTATAGCGGACGTTTTAATGGTGATTACCATGGTGTCCAACGCACTCGTTTTTATCTCAGCAAAGGATCCAACCTTCGGCGTACTTCCCGCTGGCGCCACTATCTTACGCCACTCACTACTTCCATATTTCTCTGCATTATCTTTATCGTAGATTGCCCACTTCTTATAATCTGGATCTAATATAACTCTGGTCATTCCTGTGGGATCACCAGTAGTTTGATTAATTGGAT